CTTGAATGACTACAGCATTTTGATTTTCAAAACCGCCTGATGCTGGAGGGTTTCCTCCAGCAGGATCTGCAATGTCTGTGAGCACTGGATCTTCTGTAAAAATTGTAAGTCCAGTAAACTCAATATGGTTATCTCTAAAGGCAGCAATTCTTCTATTGTTCACTAGAATAGCCACTTCGCTTTGAGTTGGCATGGCATTATAAGGACCAATGGCAGGAACAAATTCTGCCGCGTCCAGCGGATCATTTACGTCTAATGCAATGACTCTTGTATCGTCTTTTACAATTTGAAAGGTTGGATTACTTTGAATAGCATCATCAACATATCTTTTATTTGGAATATCATCGTCGTGTGTGACTTGATTTTCGTAGTTTATTGTGCCAATCACTTTCATTACACCTGTGCCGGCACCAATTATCAGTAGGTCGCCGTCGTCGGTATCGGAATCAGTTAATATTTCTTTTAGTTTAAGTTTACTTGACGACCAATTGAAACCTGTTTCGCTTGTACCTAAGGCAAGTTGCCATCCGCCTAATCCTTCATCCCATAAAAAACTTGGTTTAGGTAGAGCGCTTGATCCGCCGTCTACACCCCTATCAATAAGTATACCTGAATAACCATCACCTACAGTAACACCAGGTCCTGGTTCACCGTAGTTCAATGTTATGATGTTGTCTTCAACATTTAAGTTCTGTGCTTCAACAGTTAACGTGTCACCTTCAACAACTAGGTTTCCAGTGACACGTACTGTTCCAACATTAGGCCCTGTGTCAAAAGTGATAGTATTGCCTTCACCTGTGACAATGCTGTAATCACCACTTGTTTTGACTATGCGACCTGATGCCATTTTACTTCCTTAATTATAGAGCTGTTAGAGCAATATAGTCGCTTGTAGAATCGTTTACAATTGACCATGTGTATCTATTACCGCTAAAATCTGTAGCAACACGTTTTGTAAGTTTAGCTAGCGGTGTTGGTGCAGCACCATTGCCCCCAACAAATCCATTAATACGCATTTCGCCATTACCTGAGGGTGTACCTGACTGAAGCACACATACTGCTGTAGCACCTGCTTGATTAGCTACCACGTAGGTCTTAGCACCTCTCTGTTTGAAGATATAGGCATAATTGGTTGTGCTGTTATATGTTGCATCTGTATATGCAGCGCCACCAAAATAGGCCTCTACTCTAATACCGGTATCGCTTGCTGGTGTGCCAATTACATCTACACCGTTTACATCTTTCTTAAGTGGACGTCCCATTGTTTTCTCCTTATGTTGACGTTCTAGGTCTACGCAGAGGGATTCTGCATAAGTTACTCTTACGAGCACGCCTTAGTAACTTATTTATCTCCTACTCAGTAACGACATGAGCTCTATTTTTTCTACGAAATCAATTAATTTTTTGATTTCTATTTCTTCTTGCTCTGCCTTATCGATGTAATGTTGTTTATGAGTCTGCCGATGTAGCACCATGTAATTGCTGTAATTTGTAATGTGTTTTTCTATAGAATTTTCAATTCGTCTAATATCATGAATAAACATTTTATGGCGGCGACGCCATACTTGACATCTATTTCTAATTTCTGCAATGTCCATGTTACTTAACATACAGTACACAGATATTTAAGTCAAACAAAAAGGCTCCGAAGAGCCTTTCTGCTTTTTGCATTTTAAAGCTGCTATTAAGCGAACTTCAAATTTGCTGTTGTTACAGCTACCTTGGCTAGGTAGTCTGCTGCGTTACCGAGCGACGAAGCAGTATTTGTTAGTTCAACATAACCATAACGTGTCATGAAGCTAACTACTGGTTCGAATGTGCTTGGATCTAGTACAACACCGCTGCTCATCAATGGAATGTATGGGCAGTAGAATGCTGCTGCGTCAGACTCGCTGGCGCCCTTGTAACCAATCAACACATCGTCATTGTCAGCATATGTGTTTACATATACTTTCATTGCGCTGTTCAATGTTCCAACGAACTTGGTGTTTGTTGGAGCTTCGAATGTGCCTTCTGTTGTTCTTGCGAAAGCAGAAGTTGTTGCGCTCTGAAGAAGTGTCAATGTTGTTGGGCTTACAACTGCCCAGTTACCTGCACCGCGGCGTGTACGCTGAGCGATTAGGTTGCTGGCACGGTTGATCATAACAGCTAGTGCAGCGTGTTCGTCACCGACGAATGTTGCTGTACCAGAAACTGCTGCCTGGTCATAAGTCTGTGCTGTAGAAGCTAGTGAGCTTAGGCTACGTAGTACTTCTTGGTCGATTTCAGCTGTGATCTCTTGTGCAAGAGCAGCCATAATCTCTGCTTCGATGTCAATGCCCTGCTGAGCCTGTGCATCTTGTGCAGCTTCAAAAGTCCAACGTGCTGATAGCTTACGTGTTTTAGCTTCAACAGTCTGCTTCAAGATTTGGATGCTTAGTCTGTTTCCAGCAACACCTTCTTTGGCAGCAGTTGCGTCTGCCTTGCCAGGTGATACACCAGAATAGCCTTCAGCAATCTTGAATGGGCTTAGTGCTTCTTCGCCAGCTGTTGTTGAACCACCTGTGCTGCCGCTGAATGTATCAGCATAACGAACACGTAGAGTGTGGATCTGACCAACTGGTCCAGTCATTGGTTGTACGCCAACTAACTCGTTAGCAATAACGGTTGGCATAACGCGACGGATCACTGGAAGGATGACGCGATTTAGTGTAGCAACGTTGCCAGCGGAAGTTGCGCCAGCTGTGGCACTTTCTGCGAGATACTTGCGGGTATTCTCAAGAGTTGTTGCCATTACTGAACGCTTGTTACCATTTAGACCTTCTAACAGGGCCTCTTTGGTTTCCGACCAGCGTGACTCTAGTAATTGTGACATATAAAATTCTCCTTAACTTTTAAGTCCCGCAAGCCTGCGGATGTCAAATATTTCAGCGGTTTTTTCTTCACCGCCTAATGAAGTTGCCTGTTTGTTGCCTGTGACTTCTGTTGCCTCTGTTAGTGTAGTCTTTTTAACTGGTGCCCCACCATTCATTACTGCTGGTAGGTACTTGTCAAAAGCAGATCTTAGTTTTTCTGTTTGTACAGATTCAAGCAATTCGTGCATTACTTTACGCTTGTCTCCGGTTAATGGTCCTAGCAATTCGCTCATAACTTCTTTGCGAGAGGCCATATCCTTTGCCATGCGTAGTTGTGCATCTTTGCTTTCAACTAACTTCTGTGTTTCTGCAACAACCTTAGCTGCTTCTTCAAGCTCTTGCTCTTTACGAGCAACAACTTGTAGCAACTTGGCTGTCTCTGATTTTTCGTTGAGATGACTTGCAGCGTATTCGCTGGCAAAACTTTCAAAAATTCTGCGACCAAAGTCATTTTTACGTGCTGCTTCAATGTCTTCACGTAGCTGAACCATCTCTGCTTTCAATCCCTTAGAAACTGTTTCTTCGATGATCTTAGCAGAACGTGAGATAAATTCTTTCTTGATCTGTTCAAATTTAGTCTTGCTCTCGCGAACTAGACGTACTTTTGTTTCAGCAAGATCTTTCTTATCTGCATGGAATTCTGCAATTTCTTTTGCTAGTGTATCCACAATGAAAGATTCTAATTGTGCGACATTACCTGCTACACGCTTGCGATCTGCATGAAGTTCTGCAAGTTCTTTACGTAGATTGTTTAGAACAAATGATTCCATTACTTTGGCATCACTGTTCATTTTTTCTACATAACGTGCTCTTGCATCAATAAGGCCTTGACGATCTTCTGCGAGTTCACCTAGCTCTGCTTGTAAGCGATCAGCTAGCATACTTTCCACAGCTTCTACCAATGCACCTTTGTCGTGCTCATATTTTTGAGCAAATTCTTCACGTAGTTGCGCTGTAACTTCTTCGCGGTTTTCTTGAATTCTGCTTTGCCAAGCAGCTTCAATTTCCGACTTAATCTCTTCGGAAATCACATTGTTCTCAAACAACTGTTTTACGATATCTAGCATGTGATTCTCCTACTGTTATTTGAGTCCCCTGATGATTTTCATCAGAGACTCAGCTAGGTATTTTTGTGCCTTAGGATCGCCTTGTACTTCTTGTGCTATTTTTAATGCCTTGTATCCACCTTTATTATTCATTAAGTGTTCGTAAACTGGTGTGGGGTAAGCACCGGGTGCGCTGGGTTGTGCCACAATGTCAACTGTGATAATTTCAAATCCTTTGACATTTCCGCTTTCATCAACTTCGCCGCTACCTCTGCTGCTTACACCTAACTTAATTCCCGACGTGAGCAAACTTTCAACAAGTTTGCCCATTGGTGTCGGTAGAATTTTAAGTTTTCCGTAGCCGTTAGGACCGTCCATCCACATCTTGGCAATGCTATGACTAACACGATCAAGATTGATTTTTAAATCCGGTGGGTGATCTGCTTCCCCTAAGACTGAGTATCCGCCAGAGATCTGTTCGTTGAGTGTCTTGACAGCCCTGCCAATCTCTTCGGATGAATAAACACGCTGGTTTTGGTTACGGATATCCCCTTGAATGCAGATTCCGTTCAGGTGCAGACTTTTACCTGCACCATCACCCTCGCTCTCAACGACAATCTTAGCCTGGTCAAAACTCAAATGTTCGCTTAGGTAATTTTTCACCTTAACGTCCTATTATCTACGGCCACGGAAAAGACTTTGCTTGTTATCAGCGTCCTCTTTAGCACCGGCTTTTTCTGCACCATGTCCAGGCTCTTTCTTGCTGAAAGCCTTGCCAGCTTTGCCGCCAGGAACATTAATGTTGCCAGTGTTCATATCTTTAGCTGAAGGATTTAGTAAGCCACCTTTGGTACTTGCACTCTCTGGCTCAACATCTGCACGAAGTAGGTTAGCTGTTGTGCCGCCCATATCGTTCTTCATGTTGTCAACAACACTTTTTGTGTTAGCACCGCTGGCTTCTGCCTTACCCTTCTTTTCTGCGCCATGGCCGTCGCTTACTTTTTCAACGTACTCGCGTACTGTGGCTAGTTCTGGCTCAAGAGCATCTTTCATCTCTTCTTCGCCGCTCATTTCGCCGCCCATAGCATCAAATTTGGCTTGTAGTTCGTCTACAATAGCGTCTAGGTCTTGGAATAGTTCAGCTGGTTCTTTATCAGCTAGATCGCCCTCTTCGCCTTCTTCTGGGCCCATTTCGCCTTCTAGATCGTCTGTTGGGTCACCGCCCATGTTTGGCATTTCATCGTCATCACCTTCAATAGCAATGTCTTCAAAACCTTCTTCCATATCTTCGTCGTCTTCAGAAGCTTCTTTTACTTCTTCATCATCTTCTTCATCAGCAGCTTCTTTTACTTCGTCTTCTTCATCATTATGAGCTGCTTCGTCTACTTCCTCTTCATCTTCGTCTGTAGCTTCTTCTAGCTCAGCGTCGATTAGACCTTCATAGATTTCACGTGACTTTTCTACTACGTACTCGTGGAAAAGTTCTTCGGCTTTGGCCGTATCTTCGTTGATCAGATGCTCTAGCATCTGCTCTAATTTATTCTTATCTGCCATGTTTAATTCTCCTTTAAAGATGGTTTGGCTGTCGTGCTTTTATTTAACACACAGTTTATAAAACGGCTTAAAATGATAGTTTTTTGATCGTTTTATGAATTTTAAATAGTAGTTGCTTGAAACTTACTATTAAATTCTTTATAATTGATATGCTTTAGATTAGCATGTTGATAGCCTAATTGATCAGGCATGAAAGCACCTTCCTCAATTACTCTAAAAAATTTGATGTTTTTAAACTCTTTGATAGTTTTTTCAGTTTGGCTTAGCCAATTTCCGTGATAAGTAGGTGAATCGTCGCTTTTCTTATAGTTGAATGTATCTGCGTAGACATTGTTAAACTTACCGTTTACTCCGGAATAATCAAAGCCCAAAATGTATATGACCTTGTGTCCTTTTGTAGATGCAAAATGCAGGGCAGTTGGACCACTACTCCAACCTTTGTGCGGACTAAAAAAATTTACTTTGGCTTTTGTTTTAACGCCTTTATTTGGATTAGTCCAAACTTCTGCCCGCTTATGATAACCGGCATCTATGATTTCGTTAATCATTTTTACATCAACGGCCACAAGATAATCAGGATCAAATTCTCTATAGATTGCGTTGCAACCGTAGATAATACCATGTTCTTTGAGTGCCTTAAGATTTGCGTTTAATCGACTTTTACCGTTACCAAGAACAAATGCAATATCATTCCTGTGGTGCTGCTGCTTCTGGTGGTGTTCCATACATTTGTCTAATAAATTCTAATTCGGACTGTTCTTCAAATTCATGGGCTTCGCTCTGCTGGCGTAGCATATTGATATCTCGTAGAGTCAGCCTAATTTTACGAGTGTCCTCTTTTTCCACAACACTTTGATCGCGGTCGTTGAAATATCTACGATCTACTGCAAAATCGTTGTGTTGGTCATTGAAATAAATGAATTCGCGCAGAAGCATATATTATTTACCAATTAAGCTAGAGGCGCTGCGGCCGTTTCGTCTGCTGTTGGTTCTGCTGTTTGAGCGTCTGCGGCAGCAGCTAATTCAGCCGGAGCTTCTTCTGTTTGTCCCGCGCTTTCAGCACCCAATGCTCCAGGAGTGATACCAATGCTGCGCATTTCTGTAGAAGGATCTGCTGCGGCAACAAGTTTGGCTCCGTTCTCTTCTTTCCATAATTTTTCGTTTTCACGAAGTTCTTCTTCACTTAATCCTAAGAACCTCTTCAAACTAAAGCGTTTGCTTAGATAAGGAATTTCAACTATCTGTGCAAATATAGCTGCCCTTGTTGTGTCAAGCTCTGCTTGACGATAGGCAGCAAAGTTTTGTGGTTCGTTAAACTTAAGCTCAAACAAACTACTGTCAATACTTACACCATTGTTTTCCAACCAAAGTTTAAATTCTACATCAAATGTTTCAACAATGTTAGCCTGTAGTCGTTTACAGTATTCATTGAATCGCAATTCCTGAATGTAGGCGGTACCAACTTTTCCGTCTGCTAGGGTATTTGGTGCTTCGTCTACTGCTGTTGGTAGATAAGCACTTGGTATACGTAAGGCACGGAAAAGTTTGTTAGTAAAGTAACGTAGGTCAGTGATTTCACCTAGATTAGTACCGCCGGCTAGTGTTTCAACTTTAGATCCACGACCTTCTGCTGTCTGTGGGAAGAAATAATCTTCTGACACCGACAGTGGATTGTAACTGGCATCTATCATGTTTTGGCCGCCACCAGTTGAGCTAGGAATACGGCGCTGATGAATTTCGTTTTTTACACGTTCAACAAAGCTCATAGCCATGTGCGCTGGCATGTTACCAACGTCTACATAAAATATACGGCGTTCTGGCGCACGTTGAATACGATAGATAATAATAGCATCTTCAAGTAATTCTTTTTGCTTATAGACTTTGAAAACACTTTCCAGCAATGAGTTACCAAAAGGATAATTTTGATCTAGCCCTTCGCTTAGACTGATATGCACCATGTGTTTGGCATCTATTGTAACTTCGTTTGTTTGATTATGAAAACGTGTACCTGGAGGTTGTGCGGCTGCACCTACAAATCCGCGACCAAAGCCCCCGCCTGATGTATAAGAACTTGTGCCGCTAGGTGCTGTATTAGTTGTTGGATGCGGTGTTGTAGCTATCAAGTCTTTAAAATTAAAATTAATGTCTTTAACAACGTATTGCTCAGGAATTTTTCCTTCGCTTTCATTGACAATAATTTTTGTTACTTTGGCTGCATCAACAAACAACCATTTTTTAGTTTCTGGATCTCTAACAAAGAAACAATCTCCGTATTTGAAAGCATTACGTATGATGCGGAATATTCTAGTTTCAAATTGCTGTGTCTTAGACCATTTCTGTAGACTTTCTTTCAACAATTTTACTTCAGTAGCTGTGGGCTTTCCTCTAAAGTAAAAATGAAATGGTGTTGAATTTTCTTTGTCTTTTTGTGTACAAAATTCTGCCAAAATATCTAGTGCAGCATTGACTTCTGAATCCATATCCATAGTATCATACTGCATATAACGTTCAATACGATTTGGTGCACCAGCATATACATCTGGTAAGAAACTTGAATAGTTAGTACGTGCTGGACCAGGACGGCTACCGCCACTGATAGGGCTGATAGATCCTGCTTGATTGTTAACATTTACAGGTGTAAAATATTTTTTCCAGCTCATTATTTTTCCTATTATCCTGCTGAATTATAAACATCACCCGTATTAAAGTTCTTTTGAACTCTAAGTTGGTCACTGTTCAAATTGGCAATATTTTGATTTATCATTATTAATTGTTCTAGTTTACTATTTAACAGCTCTACAGGGTCCTTGGCTTTTTCTCCGCCGCCGGCGCTGCCAGCTTGGCCGGCTCGTCGCATCACAGCACCTTCAACATCAGTTCTACCCATCATATCAAACATGGCTTTTCTTGCTTGTTGTTCCTGTGCCATTTTAGCAGCAGCGTCTTCAGACATAGTTTGTTTAAACCCTTCAGCACCGGTCAGTGCATCTGTAGATCCAAGTTTGGATTCTGCCATTGGTGCTATAGCATCGAGACTAGAGTCACGTAAAGGATCAAAAGTTGAAGCAAAAGTTTCTTTACCTAAAATACTTTCTGCTGATATGTTGGAACCAACAGGCAATATGCCTCCCATATTCTTCATGAGGTCAACACTTGGACTACCACCTGACATTTGTTTGGCCATGTCCATCATTTGAGCAGCCTGTGGATTAGCTTTCATATATGCATCAAATTCTTCTTTGCTTACCTGTTTGCCATTAATTTTAAATTCTTCATTAGTAGGTGTTGTTGCTGTTGCTTGAGCCGATTCAGATTCTGCACCTACAGGTTTAGCAGGTTTTGCTTCTCCTGGACTCTTAACCCAATCTGCTGGAGGATTTTTTAATACCTCTGCTACTTGATCTCTATACATTTGCGGCACTTGACCAAGTGTGATTTTTCCTTCAAATACAGCATAGGCCCAATTTTGCACAGCCTTACCGCCAAGTTTAGATTTAACTTCTTCAACAGGTTTTTGTTGTGGCGGTTTGCCTTGTTCTGTTTGTGCTGTTTCAATCTTTGCTTCTGGAGTTTTTGGTGCGCTTACCCAATTGGCAGGAGGCTTGGCTAATATTTTTCCTACTTCATCAAGATAAGGCTTTGGAACTTGACTCATAGAGTTTTTGCCCATAAACACAGAGTAAGCCCAATCATTAGCTAATTTTGGATCAATTCTTGTTGACGATTCTTTACCTGGTTTACTTTCCGGTGGTTTAGCTTTTTGTTGTTCTCCTTTACGAGCATCAGCTTGTACAGCTCCGCCGTCAACACCAAGTAACATAGAACGTTCTTGTTCAATACGTTTTGCCACACCAGCTCGAACTGCTTCTGAACTGCTCTTAAATCTCGTTTGAACTGTTTGAGCTTTGTAATCTTGAATGGCATTGATAATGTCTTTATCAGACATCTTGCTAGTGTCTTTGTCTTTTAGTGCTTTAATAATTACGTCGGTGTTTGCGCCGTACTGGTTAGCGGTACTCATGATAGCTTCTTGTACACCAGCACCTCTACCACTCATGTCTAAACCACTCTTAGACAGTTTAGCCATTTGCGGATCGTAGTGCGTAGACTTAGCATGTGTCGCTTGAGCTTGGGCAAATTCTTTAGTTTCACCAAGTTCTTTCCACTTAGCATCAAATGCTTTTGAACCAACTGCTAGACCTTCAAACTGTTTTGCATAACCAGATTTTTCTAAGAATTTTTGTACGTCTCCTGTCTTACTTGACAATTGGAATGCACCGTAACTCTTACCGCCAAAGTCTCCGTGTCCTGTTGAAACTGTACCTGCTTTACCACCTGCTTCAAAGTGTGCAGCAACAGCGCCAAGCCCTTGTATCTGACTGCCGGCTGGAAGTTTTGTAGGAGCACCTGTTCCTGGAGCTGGAGCTGTACCCGGTGCAGCAGTTGGTTTAACTCCAGATACCATTTCCTCAAACTTCTTCATTCTTTCTTTTAACGCATCGATTGCCGCGCTAGCCGCTTTTTTCTCTTCATCAGTTTTAGCCTTAGCGGCCTGTTCATAAACTTTTGAAGCTTCTGCTTCAATGGCCTTTTTCTCTCTTGCTATTTCTTGTTCTTTACGTCCTTGATCAATTCTTTCTGCAAAGAAACCTCCTTGTTGGCGACTAAAAGATTCTAGCATAGCTAATGGGCTACTCATATCTACACCCCCGCCAAGCTCTGCTTTTTTCTTATCTTCTTCTTCTTTATTAAGGCCGCCCATCGACGATAAATGTCTTTGTCTTTCAGCAAAAGTCTGTTGATCTTGTTTGACTGCTTTCTTTTCTTCTTCAACACGAGCAAATCTTTGTTTAGAATCTTCTTTAGCTGCTGTTTTAGCTTTTTCAAAATTAACTGCACGTTCTTTAGCTGCTTTTTCTCGTTCTTTGGTGCTTTCCTCTACTTCTTTTTTCATTTCCTTGCCTTTGTCAGATAATCCAGGCAAAATTTTGCCAGCCATTATTAATAACTCAGCAAGCATACCTTTAAAGCCGTCTATGAAACCACCAACAAAATCACCAATATCTCCAACAATTTTATCTAAGCCTGCAAACATGGCCTTTATACCCGCTGCTGACAAATATGTTTTTAAGAATTCAAATCCTTGTCCAACAAATCCAAGCATGTTTCTTACAAAATCTGCTTTCATTGCTATTTCACTAAACCATCTAACTAACCCAGCAGCACCGTTGATAACCATACCAAGTATTTCACCAAGAGCACTGAAGTATCCACTTATCATTACACCTGCTGTAAGTATGGTATCAACTAGACCATCAGTACCTCCAGTAAGCTGGGCAAGGGCATTGGAGTAATTGCTAAAGGATGAGAATAGATTTTTAATAGGATCAATGAGCGACATGACTGCATCAAAGACTCCTTCAAATACTATGATACCTCCTCTTACAACTGCCGAGAACACTGGGAATATTCTATCATAAAAGTTCTGTAATATTGATGCTGTGCCGCCTAATTTTTCATCTAATTCTTGGAACATTCCAACTATTGTGCCTATAACAGGCTGCAACATTGTGGTTATTGCTGCTGCGAATCCAGTTATGGCAGGAACTACCATATTCATTATTGGCGGTAATATAGCATTTACGGCGCCAAAAATTGCAGTAAAGGCCGGGACAACCAGTGAACTTATTACCCCAACTACAACTTCAAAAGTTTTCATTAGAGCATCTAATATGCCAGAACTAGCTAACATAGCTGTAAATGAATTGCTTACTTCAGCTATTCTTGCTTTGAACTTTTCAATCTGTTCAGCTTGGTTAGCTTTCTTAGCAGCTTCAGCTTGCTCTCTTGTCATTTCACCGTAGCCTTTACTTGATGCCGCAGCAGCATTCATAACACCTAACATAGTGCTTTGTAATTCTGTATTATATAATGCTTGATCTTTGAGAGTATTTTGTCTAACTTTAGCTTCTGAAATAAGATTTTGTCGTGCTCTCAACGACTCGTCCATTGACAATTTTCCGCCTGCTTTTAAATTGCGACCAAAGGCCATTGCTTCATTGGCTGCACCTGGTAGTGCTGCTGCAAATTTTACGCCAGCATCACTGGTAACTTGTCCGGTAGCAAGCATTTCTTTAGCACCATCACGTAATTCTTCTGGTAGGCTGTTGATGTAGGCCATCATGGCCTTTTGAGTTTCAGCATCCTTACCTAGCATTGCTGCTCTAAATTGTGCATCAGCCATTAACTTATCATTAGCTGCTTTTTGCTGTGCTGCGCTTTCACCAGTCAATCTTCGTAACAAATCTAAGTCTTTTAGATATGCGCCAGAACTTTTAGCAATCTGCTGCGTGGTCATATTTTGTAGAGCACCAGTCTTACCAATAATTCCAATGTATTCAGCCATGCCGTTGTTAATTTGTTCTGTGCTGAATCCCATTCTTAACAATTCAGTGTTAACACCGCTGGATCTCATTGTCTTAGACAAATCTGCAAATCTTCTTGCACCCGATTCAGTAGTGCCGCCAAGATAAACCATAGCATTGGCATTTTGTGCTATTAGGGCTGCAAATTTACCCATCTCCATGCCAGCACCCGAAGCTGCTGCCACTAAATTGTTTAGACTACCACCAAATGTAGCACCTACCGATGCAGCAGATTGATAAGCCCCAACCATTTTTTCAGCTGCGCCGGCTGCGGCAGTAAATGCTGCTCCTATTAGACTGCCTATCGCTCCAAATACACCCGGTAGCCTTGACAAAGCGTTAGCAGTAACACTAGCGGCGCCTGAAACGCTGTCTCCCATGTTTGCCAAAGATTGAGCAAGATTTATAGCAGAATGTCCTAAGCCAACAAATGTATCAACTACTCTGAGAGCTGCATTACCAGCTGCCATTAATTGTCCGGCCGCAAAACCTGCTCCTGCCGCAGCTAAACCTAATGCTGTTCCTGTAGTTTTAGTGGCAACGTTTAGGCCTTTAATTAATCCGCCGGTGGCAGCAGAAGCCATTTTAAGTAGAGTTGCAAATGCATTGGCCGCGGCACCAGCAGCAGTTAATGATGCACCTGCTCCAGCAGCCGCTGAGCTACCTGCAGAACCGCTGCTACCTTTTTTAGTATTCTTATTAGCTTGATCTGTATTGGTTTCTATGCCCTGCAGAACTTTAAGTATTTCTTGTAAAGTTGCTTCAGATGCGGCATTTTTAGCTTCAATAACACCTATGCCCGGTATATCAATTTCAACTCTTTCGGCCATTAATTAAAATCCTAAGAAAAATGCGCATATAAATAGAATGCCATTATTGTATTTATTGGAGATAAAATCCATGGACCAAGATCAAAAAACTAAAAAAAATGTTCTGTCTAGTTACTACAGACAGCCAAAAATCTATATCAAATTACCTTCTAAAGGTGATTTTTACACACCAGATA